AGGGAACGGGCAGTAAACGGTGTTGTCGCCCCAAATAACGAGGTACACCGAGGTGTTGTCGCTGCCGGTGCCGCCGCCTTCGATGATGTTCTGGCCGATGCCAGTCGAACCGGGCGTCGCAGAGTAACGAGCAGCCAGACCGAGGAACGACTTCGGCTCAATGGCGGGGTTGCCATAGAACATGGTCGTGGCCTGAGTCTGATTCATGGCCTCAAGGAAGGCAACGTCTTCGGACAGACGGAACTGAGCGGTGTTGCCGTTCAGCATTGCCAGGTCCTTGTCCACTTCGCTGCGAGCCTCAAGGATTCCGCAAGCCTCGTCCACCTGTGCGGTGGTCGAACGGCTGTTCGGAATGCCCTGGTTCAGCGCACGCCAGTAGACGGCTGGCAGACCAGTGCGGATCACGACGCGCTCGCCGGTGGGCAGGTTGCCCTCCTTGAACACGCAGTCCTCAAGGATCTCATTGCTCTGTGACAGCAGTTCCGCGATGACCGGAACACGGCCCTCGGGATCGGTGCGCTTGGCCCAATCGGCCAGCGTGAGGTTGTTGGAAGTAAGCGTTGCCATTGGAAATTCCCTTTCGTGGAATTATGTGTTGGTTGGATACAGAGCATCGGCTAGATCACCGAATGTCTTCGGGCCGTTCTTGGCCTGTCCGACACTTCCGGTGACAATCCGATCCTCACTGATTGCCTTGCCTGCGCGGTACATGAACCGGATTACTTCCGGGTGATCGCCCAGGCCAGACGTGTTGAGCAGCGTGCGAAGTTCGGACGTGCCGAACGTGTCAAGAGCCTTCTTGGCAGTGGACAGGTTCTCGGCCAGCTTCTCGCCGCCGAACTCCTGGTCAGACTTGGCTGACGCAACCCACTCGCCACGAATGGCCTTGACCTGCGATTCTTGACGCTGGGCCAGCGTTGGGCCCATACGGTCGAGAATCTTCTGCGCGGCATCCTGCGTCAGGTTCAATTCGCGGGCAACCTCGGAGAAGTTCTTCACCACCTCCGAGTCGAACTCGCGGCCTTCTGGCGCCTTGAATTCGTACTTTTCAGGAGCCTTCGGCGTTTCGGCCTTGGTCTCCGTCACGTTGTCCGCAGCCTTGCTCTCCGTGGCCGGCTCGGCGGCTGGAGAGTCCTTCGGCGCAGTTGCCTTCTGCCCATCACCATAAAGCGCCTCTGCCGTCGCAGTGGTGCTTTCCGGTGCCGAAGATGTCTGGGAGCCGTTAGTTGGAGTTGCGGCTTCCATCATCGTTGGTTCGTTCATCTGCTGTCTGCTCCTTCATCATGGTTGGATACAGTTCCGGGCATTGCGTGTGGATCATGCCCAGAATGCGAAGCCCGTAGTTCCTGTGACCTTCGGCGAATGACATTGCCATCGCGTTGGTGTTGAACGACGAACGGAACACTCCTGCCTGATCCAGAAGCCGCCAAATGACGCGGCGGCCCCGCTTGTTGCCCATGAGCCACTTGAGATCCGCCTCTTCATTCTCCCGAGCCAGCCGTTCACGCAGTTCGCGTTCTGCCTTGCTGCGATCCTGGCTGCGCAGGTCAAGCGGGTCGTAGTTGCTCACGTCGGGAATTTATGAAATGCCAGATTTTGTACGGGCACCGTCACGTGCTGGTGATCTTGAGATTCCATGCTTCAAGCGTGATGAACTCGTTGGCGGTTGCAATCTGCCCGGTGATGGCGAACGTCTGCGCGATGCCGAATCCGCCAGTCGGGGTCATGGTGACGTTTGCGCCAGTTGACGCACCGTGTCCGGGTGCCGCAAGAGCGTTTGAAACTAGGGTCGTGGCTGTGTTCGCCCACGCCTGCTTATCAACGGACAGGCTCGCGTTCGATGCGGCAACCGTCTGCGAATACCATCCAGCATCGCCGATGTTTACCTTGAAGATCTTGTTGTTGGCACTTGCTGTCATCGCAAACAGCGCGTCAATCTCAAGTTCCATGCCTGGCTTGATCGCGTTCGCCGGAATGGTCACCGAAGCAAGAGTGATGTCGTTACCGACAACCGTCACGGTTGGAGTGCCAAGACCGGCAGCGTGCGGGTAGTTGATGGTGATCTTCGTAGTGGCCGCGCTGACATCGGTGACCGCGTACAGGCCGTTGACGCCAGTACCGCCCGCCCAGCTGACTCGCACAAGCTTGTTCTGCGCGACTGCGTTCGTGAGGCTATGGATGCCGGCGCTCACCAAACGCACGCTGCCGCTGCTGTCCTCGTAGGTCAGCGTGGTGAAAGTCGCGGCAGGAGCGACGATTGACACAGCTGTGGTTGTAGTGGCGTAAGTCGGCTCGTTCCGCATGATCGGGAAGTACTTCTCGCCTCCGTCCTCGTCCTTGATGCCAACGATGTCGTTGGTCGTATTGTCGTAAAGGAAATTAGTGCCTTGCACAAGGTATGGCATAGTGATCCCTTTCAGAGTTCAAGTGGTGATGGTGAACCGTATCCGCTGAACATGTTCATCACGTCGGTCAATGCATTCGGCTCGCCGGCGGTCGGTGCCTGCGCCAGATTCTTCGCCGTCTGCGACTGCTGCTGCAACACCGCCGCCTGTTCCTTGGCGGCCATTGCCTGGTTGCGGGCCTGACGCACCATAGCCACGTCCTTGTCGGCCACGATCAGGGACGGATCGACGCCAAGCATATCGGCGTAGATGTCGGCCCACTGATCGCTGTCGAACTTGTCCAAAATGTCCGGCTTCATCGTGGCAATCTGGCCGAGGTTGCCGACGAAGCGATCCACGGCGTTCGTGCCGATTGCGCGCTGGGCCTGCGCGAGCATGGACACGAACTCCACGTTCAGATCCATGCCCATCAGTTCCGGCGGCGGCGGCGGAACAGCACCGCTCGTAATCATCCGGTTGAACGTGATGTCAACCAGCGGGTCCAGCAGCTCATTGTGCAGTCGCTCGAGCACCGGCCCCAGCATCAGGAGTTTTTCCTCATGTCGCTCGGCGACCTCGGTTGCGGTCATGCGGGTGTAGGGTGCATTTGCAAGCATGAGGAACAGGTCTGCGTAGAACGATCCACGGACGCGCTCGCGCACGTCCTGAATGTCGGCCAGCAGGTATTGCAGGTTCAGGTTGACCTCGAACGCGGTCTTGATGCCCATGCTTGCACCGTCAACGAACGAGATGCCGCCAGGCAGCGTTTCCACGTCCCGGTTCTTCATGCTTGTTGGCACCTGAAGCGGAGGTTTGGTCTGGTAGTCGATGGCCTGCGCCTTGCGCAGTTGCTCATGCTGGAGCTGCTTCACGTCGCCAAGCGCCTCCATGCCCGGGCTGTTCCCGTAGATGTCGCCGCCGGCGGTGGCCCAGCGTGGCACCAAGCATGGGAAATACTGGAATCCGCTCTCGCGCAGGAACACGCCGTCCTCGCCGCCGACCTCGAAATAGAACGAGCCGAACGGCATGTTCTTGCTGTCCTTCTTCGTGATGTCGCGGTCTGCTCGAGGCTCGATAGCGTGGATGACAGGAACCCATTGGTCAAGCGTGCCAGTGTCGTACATGTTCTGCACGCCGGTCGAGCAGTTGTCGTATCCGAATTCCTTGACCATCTGCGACACGGTCATCTCGAATTCGCGGTAGAGCGTGCAGACGCGGCCCTGCGCGTCGGTCGAAATGCAATACTCGCCGCAGGTCAGCGGGTAGTGATGGATGACCTGGTTGAAGTCAGGCATGATGATCGTGGCCGCCGTGCCGAACGCACCAAGTTCCTCGTACATCTGGTGCAACGAGCGGTAGGTGTTCGACTTTTGGAACACCAACTGCATCCGCTTGGTCACATCGTCAAGCCACAGTTTCACGGGCTGGTACGAGTTCAGTTCAGGATCAGGCGTAGCAAGCCTGAACCATTGCCGAGCAGGGCTGGTCGCGCCGGCCATCATTCCTGCGCCGAGCGTGCGGAGCGACCGCGTTCCGGTGTTGTCGTAGATGTTGTTGTGGCGACGCCAGCCGCGGTCGCGATCCTGTCGGAAGTAACGACCGTTGCGCGGCAGCAGGTAGGAAGTGATCTCCTGCCAGTGCGCAAACCACGATGCACGCTCGGACTTGAGCTGACCCCAGCGCGTGAACAGTCGATCACGCTGCGGCGCGTTTTTGTAACTGCGGTTGTCGCCGGAGTATTCGCTCATGGTTTAGCCACCGAGGAGGGAACTGCGTCCGAGCTGAAGATCCTGCGGGTTGACGCCCATAGGCCCAGTAAGCATGGTGCTGGCAGGCCCGCCGCCTCCGGCCTCCTGCGCGGCCTGCATGATGCCTGCCACGTCTGGTGCGCGGCGGTTAGCCGCACGCATGGCACCCATCGATGCCTCAGTCTGCGCCTGCGCTTGCCTGGCAGCCTGAGCCTGGGCAGCCTGCTGTTGACGCATTGCATCCTGCTGTGCCTTCTTGCCCTGCTCGCCGGCATAAATTGCGTAGCCAGTTCCAGCTGCCGCAGCAGCAACTCCAGCTGCCGCAAGACCGATGATTGCTGCAGAAGTTCCAAATGGCATTATCAGATCCTTTTTGAATGTGTTTGTTCGGATAACGAATATCCGAGTTTCTTCAGCACGCCCGCTACTTGTGAAGCATTTTCCATTTGCAGATTACTCATGTTCACGATTACTGCACCGTTGCTGCGTGCCCATGATTCAAATTCGCGCACAAGTCGGACGGCCCTTGACCCTCCGCGATGCGATGGCGCGACCCACCATGCGATTTCCGTCGCCATCTTGAATCGTGGTGCATACCAAACAGGCGACAGAATTGCGAACAACATTCCAACAGCCTTGCCAGCATCATCTGAAATGAAAATCGTCGCATTATCGACGAACCATCGGATGACAGTGCGAAGTTCATCATCGGTTGCAACGACCAGGTCTTTGTAAGGCGTGAATGCTGCGAATTCTCTTGCCATGCCAAGGATCGCATCCTCGTCATCGGCAGTAGCCAAACGAATCATGCTGACCTCCAAACGCTAAAAATGTTCATATTCACTACGGGCACCTCATACCTCCTCGTATGGGTCATAGTCCTTCGGGCGTGGGTCAATCTTCTCGCGCACTTCGCGAGGCAACTGCTTGGCGACCGGGTAGGCGAACGTCAGTGCCAGCGCGTCGGCGATGTCCGGGCTGCCGCCGCCCTGTAGCCGCTTCTTGATCTCGTCCTTGCTCTCGAGAACGCGGCGACCGACCTGGTCGTACCAGAACGTCGGCGTGGACAGTTCGGCCTTGAGCGTGTTGTCATCTGGGATCTCGCCACCGTTGTCGATCCATTCCTTGACTGCCCACCACATTTCGGCGCGCTTGTTGAGGAATAGGTTTGGCTGGGTCGCCTTGCCGCCGAACGGCACCTCGACCACGAAGTAATCCAACTGACGCAGGCGGTCGATGACGCCAGCGCCGGCACCGGAGTCGATGAACACGGCGTCCGGATCGCGGTCCTCGATGACGTTGGCAACGGCTGCGGCCAGTTGCATGTTGTCCATGCCTTGATAGATGATCGGGTCTTCCATGCGCAGTCCTTGCCGCAGCACGATCACGCTCCGGTCATCGCCGAACCGGGCCGGATCGACGCCGACCACCAGAGGGAACTCGAGTACGTCGCTGTCCGTGTACTCGCGGCCTGCCGCTGTCTCGGTGTCTGAAAGGCTAATGAGCTGATCCGAGCCGGCGGCGCTGAAGTCGCATAGGTACTCGCGCGCGAAAGCGGCTTCTGGCATGTCGCGCCGCAGGCGCTCGACCTCATCGCGGTCTAGCGCGTCGGTGTCATTGACCGTGTACCTGGCCGCGTACCAGTCTGGAAGCGAACCCGCCCGATAGAACAGCTCGCTGAACAGGTTGATTCCTGCCGGCGTGCCGATGAACATGGCCCAGCCCTTACGGTCTGACAGCGCCGGCTGGATGATGTCGTTCCAGACTTCGGGCTTGATCTGGGCCACTTCGTCGATGACGCAGCCATCAAGGCGCACGCCACGCAGCGCGTCTGGGTTGTCTCCGCCGAACAGGCGGATCGTGGCACCGTTGGATTTCAGAGTAACGGCTAGGTCCACCTCGTTGATCTCGACGCCGCCATACCGAAGCATGGGTTCGACCTTGCGCTTCAGGCGTGCCCAGGCGATGGTCTTGGCCTGTTTCAGGAACGGCGCGACGTACACGAAGAACGGCATCTGATCCCGGCACTTGATCGCGGCGTGCAGCAGGCGCACTAGCGCCAGTTCGGTCTTGCCGGCGCGGCGATGCAACGCCAGCACAGTAAAACGCTTGCGGCGCTGATAGCACTCGAGCTGCCACGGCCTTGGAGTGAATCCAAGCGGCACCGTGAAACTAGTCATCCGGCAGTCCCGTCACGACATTGATCGTGACCGATCCGCCGTGGTCGATCCCGACCTTGTCGCCGTACTTATTCGGACTCCACTTGGCTAGCAGCTTCAGGCGCGTGTCAATCTGGAGCCGGCGCCACTGCACCTCGACCTGGTCCTGCGGCGGCGTGTCTGCCAGCATGCGGCATTCCTCGGCAATAGCGTCGTATCCATCCTCGCGCGCGCGCGCGAAGCGTAGGATAAGTTGCTCATTTGCGTTGATCCAATCGTAAACCGTTGTGTAGTGCGGATTGCCGGGCTGTCTGCACCACTCCCGAAGCGTCTTGCCTTCTGCAATCCAGCGCAGCAGGCCGTCGATAATGTCCCGAGATATCGGCGTGCTTGGCCTACCCGGTCGCCTTACGCCTCCAGGCATGAGCGATTTGCCCACGTCGCTCGTATCGGCAGATTTTGATGACTGTATCTCTGCGGAGGTTGAACATCTTGGCGAGTCGCCGGTATCCGATGCCTTCTTCCTCGTGGAGGTATCGGAGTCGCTGGACGGTTGCTTCCGGGATCGTGGCATTGTGGTGGGTTTCGCCTATGCGGTCGCCGCGCTCGTTGACGGCGACTACTTTCGCTTCTTTGCGCGGGCTGGCAGGCTCTTGAAGCTGCTTGTCTTCTTTGCCCATTTCTTGGCGATCTTTGGGTGTTTCGCGTACATGAAACGCTGCTGTGCCTTGGACTTGAATGGCATCACTTCCATCCCTTCTCGAGTTGCGCATATGCCTTTGGGCTCACGGTGGACTTTGACTTGGATCGGCTGGTGCCGGCCTTGCGCCTGCGGTTGATGTTTCCGACGAGAGAGTTCTTGGTCTTCTTTGCCATTAGGTTTCCCAGTAGGTCGTTTCCCCTCGTCTGTAGTGCTTGAGTTCTTCA